CCTCTTGCTGCTGTGCCGGCCCCACATACGGGGTGAACGCGGATTCCCGCCGCACCTGCTCTATCGGCAGCCCAGCGCGGCCCGCCCGGTAGAATTGGCTGAACCCCGTGATGTATGCCTGGACATCCCCACGCTCTCCATTCTCCGCATATCCCTCCAGGAGCGCCTTTGCGCCGCGCTCGGTAAAATCTTCCGCCGCCTGGCGAAGCGCGGACATATCCATCTCATCCGCCTGCGCCGTGTGGTAAGGATCCCTTGCGGAATCCCTTGATGGCGCGCTGTCTTCCAATGCGTTGCCTGGCATGATCCGCTCTGCCTCCGGCATCTTTCCGTTTTCGTCCACGCGCACCAGCGGGGTCGCTTTCCCCGCTTCTCCTCGCGCCGCCTCCTCCTGCGCCGTCTCCATCGCCAGCGCCCGCAAGGGGTCGTCCTTCCCATACGGCCCCATTTCCGCCGCCGTATTCATCGCGTCCTGGTTCGCCGTCTCCTGCCGCCCCAGCGCCAAATTCCCTATGCTCCGCCCCGCGTCAAGGCGTTCCTGGTTCATCACCGCCAGCCGCCGCGCCATCGTCCCTTCCTCCAAACTCATTCCCATGCCCACAACGTCCCGGCCCATGCCCTGGGCGTTCAAATCCCGCCCAATCGACGCCGTATCTAGCATGTTTCCGATTCCGCCAACGCTGCCTATCACGCCGCCGGAGAGGAACCCTCCCAGAGCCGCCAGCCCCGCCTGCTTCGCCAGTTCGATCCGCGCCTCTTTCCTGGCCTCCTCCTCGCTCTTGCCCATGCTCATCCTGATGCGCACTTCCGTCTCATAATTGGAAAGTTTGCCCATTACAAAATTGTCCGTCAGGATGTTGGCAACCTCCGTAAATAACTCCTCGCTCGCCTCAATCCCCGCCTGTTTCAATAGGTTCGTGATAAACGATCCAAGGATCCTTGGCTCCTTAATGCTGATGAAGTTTTCCAGGCTCATCTTTTCAAACAGCGCCTCGAATATCCCCGCCAGCGTCCCGGCCGTGAGCGCCTGCTCCTGCGTTCCCCCGCGCTGGAGTACGTCCCTTGTCGTGTCCGCCGCCGCGCCCATGCCCATGATGGTTAGCTGCGCCGCCTCCCCCGCCACGCCCAAGCCGCCCATTATTGTTGTTATTAGTCCAAAGTCCGCTATCGACATGCTCGTCTGATAGAGGAAAGCCAACGCTTTGCCCAGCAGCTCGCCGTCCACGCTTTTCTCAATTTCCCCCGCTACCGTCGCGCGTGTCACGGCCTGTCCCACAGCCGAAGCGAAGTACGGGCTGTTCGGGTCTATTTCCTTCCCGGCCAGCTGCCGCTCCACCGCGTACAGGTATCCCGCCATTTTAGAGGGCCCCATCATCACCGACGACGCGCTCGCCAATACGGGGTGCTCCGCGGACGCCTGCGCAAGCCGCTGTTCCCGCTCCGCCATTTCCCTTTCGTTTATATCGAAGTCAATGGCATCCAGGTACTCCCGCGCCGCCCCCGCGCCTTTTGTCGCGTATAGGCCGTTGTAAATCTGCTTTTCCCGGTCCGTCATCAGGCTATATTTGAAGAAGGTATTCATGGCGCCGCCCATGTCCGCCAGCACGTCTACTTTGTTCCGCGCGTTGTTCGTGTCGTTGATATAGTTTCGTATCCCCGCGTTCGTGTCGAAGATCCCCGCGTCCGTCATCCCCGCGCCCCGCTCTGCCGCCTCCAGGAAAGCGGGATCCTCCAGCAGCGCGTCATAGGACGCCGCCTTCTGATACCTATCCGCCTTCATCATGTCCGCTTGTAACTGTTTTCGTTCTCCCCCTTCCAGTTCCGCAAGCCGCGCCTCCGATGCCGGTATGTCCAGCGCCATCAGCCTTTCCCGCTCCGCCGATTTTTCCGCCTCGCGCCGCTGATATTCCTCTTGCTCCGCAGCCGCCCGCTCATCTCCCGAGAGCGGCACAGACTGAAAACGGTTCCAGATATCCGCATACATCCGCCGCGAGCTTTCCTTATCCAACGCCACGGACGGAAAACGGCTCTTGAAATAATTCTCCGCCGTTTTGGGTTCCGCCGCTGGCGGAATCCTGCTTCCCGCGGCCTCCCCCTGTTCGTTTGGCTTCCCCGACATTTCCTCCGCCATTCTCCGCAGGACATCCTCCTCCATGGAAATGTTTGCCATGCCGCGTGATTTTCTGACATCCGCGTAGTAATCCGCCTTGCTCCCATACCGCCCCCACCGTTCCGCGTCTTGAACCCCCTGTTTGCGCAGGCTGTCCCGCCGCCCGTCCATCTCCTCTATCATCGCGATGGCCATGTCATACGTTTCGTCGCTGTAATCGCCCTTGTTCGCCCACAGGTAATTCCGCGCGTTCCGCCCCATCTGGGCCATGTTTATGAGCGCATCGTTGTTTTTCCGGTTCTCCTCCAGCACGTCCTCATGAGCCCTGTATTGGCTCTGATCCCGCGTCCTGTTCGCGCTCTCCTGCTCCGCGAGCGTTCTGCGGCTGTAGTCCAGAAATCTTTGCAGCGTGTCGTCATGATAAGAATTGACGCCGTAGAATTCCCGGCGCCAATCGTCCGTATAATTTGCCGTCCCGGTCTTGTGCCGCTTGCGGAGCGCGGCGAGAAGGCTTTCCTCCCCTTCCGCGCCGGGGCCGCTTTTCCCCGCGCCGGGTCCTGTCCCGCCCGTCGCCCCAAACTTCTTCCGAATATCGCTCAGCGCCATCCTATACACCCCCATACAGCTTCCGCATCTCGTTTTGCACCGAGGAAGATTCCGCCATGCCGCTCTTGCCCACCAGCGTGTTCATCAGCGCCAGCATGTATTCCTTTTGCTTGGCCGTGTACCCGCTAAGGCCGGAAAGGGTCTTCGTGGGGTCGTTGTTCCCGCTGTTGTTCTTCCATATCTGGTATACCTTGGCCTCCAGCTCCGCCATGGTTTTATCCCCTATCATGTCGCTCTTCGCCGCCGCGCTTGCCGTTTTGCTTCCCCCGCTCCCGCCGCTCTTGGCGCTGGCCTGCTGCGCCGCCAGCTGGTACTCCTGATTCCAATTCGACTGTGCCTGGTTGTCCAGCGCCGCTTTATAGGCGTACTCCCTGTCCGCCGACCACATGCCGTATTCGTCCATGTATTTTCCATAGTCGAAGTTCCTGTTCGTATTCCATTGCGCCAGCTCGTCCTGATATTGCTTGTAGTCAAAGCCCCGGTCCTCGTTCCACTGGTTCAGGCTCGTCAAATACTCGTTGTAATCCCGGCTGTACAGGTCGCCCTGCTTGCCGTAATAGTACCCCCGCTCGTTCTGCCAATCGCCATAATCGTCCCGGTACCGCCCGTAGGCGTCCCCCTCCAGCCCCCGCAGCAGCCCCATCTGGTTGTATATGTCCGCTCCCTGATCCCTGTATGCCTGGTGCGCGGAGTTATACAGCTCCGGGATCACGCTGTTGAGCTGCTGCAAATGCTGCTGATACGCCTGGTTCCCCGCCGTGGCCGCGTAGCTGTTCCCATACCCGCCCGTCAGCGCCGCCGCGTTCCCCATAGTGTCCATCATCGACTGCTTGCCCATCTGCGTGTAGTTCCCCTTATACTGCTGATAGAGCGGATCGGCGTTGAAATCGTATTGGAAAGGCTCCCTGTTCTGTATCTTGGACAGCAGTTCGTCTATCTGCGCCTGGTATCCGCTCACATAGGCCCCCGGTTTTCCCGCCTCAAGCCGGCTCAGTTCGTCCAGCGCCGCCTGATACTCCGCCGACGGCGCATAGCCCGGCTGTGTCCCCGCGTAAGGATCCGTATACGTGGGCTGTGTCCCCGCGTACATGTCCGTGTACGTGGGTTTCGCCCCGGCATACTGATCCGCGTATGTCACATACCCCACGGTGCCGGTCGGCGAGTATGTCCCGCCCGCGCTCCCTCCGGACGAGCCGCCGCCCCCCGTCAGCGCGCCCCAGGTGTTCCCGCCGACGATTCCGTCCACGCTCAACCCCTGGGACTGCTGGTACTGCTTCACCGCCGCGAGCGTCTTGTCGCCAAAGATACCGTCCACCGCAAGCCCGTATCCGTATTGGTTCAGCATCGTTTGCAGCTGGGATACCTCGTCCCCCCTGGAGCCGTATTTTACTGTTCCATAGCTTGCCATGCTATCACTCCCTTTTTGCTAGAAACTCAGATAATCATACCGGATCCAGCCGCTGTATCCGTTCCAATAGATTCTGTACCATCCGTTTTGCGGGGCCTGTTTGTAGAGCTGTACAGCTGTGCCGCTAGCCCTGATCATTGTTACCTCACTGAAGCTTATCCCCGGCCCGGATCTCATGTACACGTTTGTCCCGGTTGTATACCCCGTTTGGCCAAGCTCACCGTCAGGGCCGCTTCCGCCGCCGCTGTCGCCGCCTGTGCCGCCTCCGCTCCCGCTCCCGCTATATGTCGAGAGCATGAGTTCCCCGGTAGCTCGATCAATGTACGCGTTGGGCGGGTTTGGAGTTGTCCTGCTGGAGCTTACAAAGAGCCCGGGCAGCGCGTATACCGGTTTCTGCATGGTGACGCGGTTATTCTCAAGGGCCATGTACAGGCTCTCGATGATAAAATACAGGGCGTTTGTGGCTTCCAGGACGGGCTTGCCAAGGGATGTGCTGTCTGAGATCGTTAAGTTCCCCAGCCGGATCTTTCCGGCTGAATCCAACACAATGTTGTTTCCGTTGGAAAGCGTAGTCTCGTCAATCTTGAATCCGCCAATGGTGCCCCCCAGCGCCCGGATGATCCCGATGATATCAAGGTTGCCCGTTGTGTTGTCCTGTTTGAATACCGTTTCTCCCTTGGCGTTTTGAATGGTCAGGCCATCCTTTGTAAACGCAAGCCGGTGGTTGTCCACCGCCGCTTTCAGCCCCTCTGTCGTCAGGGACAGCGAAGCGACGCCTTTGCCGAGCTCCGCGACCAGGAGGTTAATGCCGTCCGCTTTCTGGTCAATCTTGCTGATCGATCCGTCCATGCTTGTCACCTTCGCCTGGATGCCGTCCGCCTTCTGGTCAATCTTGCTCATGTCGCCCTGCATGTTTGTTACCTGCAACTGTATCTTGCCGGCCGTCTGCGCCACCTGGCTTATGTCCCCTTGAAGGTTCTCCACCTGCGACTGTATCTTGCCGGCCGTCTGTTCAATCACGCTGATATTGCCAACGATATCCGTTACTTGCATTACGATCTTATTCGACCACTGTACGATCTTGCTGATATCGCCTACGATGTCGGATACCTCCATACGAATCCCGTTCGCGTCCATCCGTATCGACGCGATATTCCCCTCCGCGTCCTCCACCCTCCGCGTCAGCGCCTCATTGGCCCCGCCCTCCTCGATCTTCGCGGCCAGCTCGTCCGTCAGGTTCTCCGTGTCGATATGGCTGAATAAATACCGGATCACCTCATGAAGCTCATAAAGGTGTTCTTTGATAGCCCGCATGTCCTTTTTCGTAACTTCCCAGCCGTCCGGTATGTTTGGAAGGTTGATAGGCATCATCGTTCCGATCCTCCCTCTATCGTCTTCGTCAAGCTATATATCGTCACGTCCCCATATCCCTCCAGCCGGATCCTCACCGTGTCGCACCGCCGGGGAATCATGGGGACCGTATAAGCCTTCTTTACCCCTGGGTTGATCCTGTACATTTCCTGCCAAGCTTCCCGATGGTCATACCGCACCGATATCCTCGCCATCGCGTTTTCCCCCACTTCCAGCCTCAGCTGAATTTTCGATATGTATTTCCTGTCCGGTATGCCCGATCCAATGTCGCCGGTTTCAACCAACCAGTGCCTTTTTTCCCCCTCCCTGTGCGCGTCCTCGGACGCGTAGGGCCCGAGCGTCCCGTCCGTGGTGAAGAGCCAGCCGTCCGCCCTCAGGCAGTAGAGCGTCCCGTCCATCCTCGCGAACGCCAGCGCCCGCGTTTCATCCTCCCTGTGCCACAGGCCCCGCAACGCGTCGTACACGTATAGATTCCATTCGCCCGCGCTGTTTTGCGTCGAAATATAATACTTGTCCATGAGCCCGCCGGCGGCGGCCTGACCGGCGCGGCCTGTCCGGCCTTCGCGGGCTGGGACTGCGGTCCCCCCCGCGTGCCCCCCCTGGGGTTGGGCTTCATGGGGTTGGGGCTGCTCGAAATGAGCTTGCGGCCCCTGCCGGTTAAGCCCCAGCGCCTCGCCTATGCCCATAGGCAGGGAGGCGCCGTAGGCGCATACCCCGCCTTCCGCCATATAGTAAAGCGTCTCGCTGACCACCTCCAGGCTGCGCCACGCTCCCGCCCGCACGCCGCGGGCAACTGTATCGCTCAATTGAAAGTTGCTTGGCTTATGGCCATACAGCTTGTGAATTACGTTTTCCTTGAAAAACATCACATACCCCATGTGCGTGCAGGCGCCGGTAAACGGCCCGGCGGATCCTATGGTCACCGCGTAGCTGTCCGTGGAATTGCCCATATATCTCCGCCAGTTCTTGGGGTCTCCCAGCGCGCAGGCGTACACCTCATGGGCCGCGCTGGAACATCCCCATACCCGGTTCCCGCATTCGGTCAGGTAGTCCATATCCGGCACTGTCCGCGCGATCGTCAGCGCCGTCTCCTGGCTCCCCGTCTCGTCGATGATCCCCGCCACGATCAGAAAATCATCCCCCACGCCGTAGAGGAGCATGTCCCCGCCGATCCCTTCTATTTCGCACCCCGTGATAGTCACCCCGTCATACTCCGCAAATCCGGCCCCGATCCCGCGCCCTTCTATCTTCACGAATACGGTCGGCATGCTCACCCACATCATGCGCTGCGCGCTGTACTGCTTGAGCACATGGGGCGCCTGGCTCGTGTCCACCCACAGATGCCCGTCGGCCGGGCTCTCCGGCGGTGTGTCCGCCGTCCGGTACGCTTCATAGGCGCTTCCGTCCGCCCGGCACAGGGTGTACGTCACCGTCCCGCTGGTGGTCCTGCGCGCCTCCAGGCCGCCAAATTCCCCGCTTTCCGTGTTGTAATACGCCTTGTCCGGCCAGATCAGGATATACGCGCCCATGGAAACGAACTGCTTTTCGCTGTCCTCCACCTGGCCACGCACAACGCCGTCATAGTAAAAATCCGTCCCATCCGCCCAGCACAGCCTATCCCGGACAAACAGCCCGTTGGGCTTCGCGAGCCGCCTCACCATGCCCCGGCGCGGCCTGTTGGCGAGCGCCGGATACTTCGAAGACGTCATGTTCCGCATGTCATAAAATTCATCCGGCCTGATTGTCTCTGTCCGGTTATATCCGCGGAATACGTCTGTCGTTTCCCGCGATACCCGCACGGGATGGAGCTTTGGCAAGTACATCGCGATATCCTCCCCAGCCTCATTGCAATGATGTTCTCACGAAATGCTCCTGCCTTGGCCTGTGCGTCCTGTTGTACCAGTCCGCAAACGTCGCGTAGGCCATGTTAAACATCACCATGCAATTGTTGAATCTGTCAATCTCGTTATTGTGATAGTCAACCTGCGCGAAAAGCCAGTGCATGTACAGCTCGTCATACGGCTCCGGCACGAGCAACGGAACATCCAAATCGCCATCCGGGTCATACGCCGCGAACGGACCGTCCGCGCCTTCATGCCAGGCCATCATTTCCCGCCGGATCTTTCCATCCAGCGTGCTCAGCCAGCGCACCTTTTCCGCCGTTTCGTATTGGTTCGGCTTCACCCTGTCCGCCCGCGTGATCGCCTCGTTTATCGTCATCTTTGTCTCCATTTTCGAATGCGCGCCCTTATGGGAAAGGCGGCGCGGGTTTCCCCCGCGCCGAATGCCGCCTTGTCTATTTTAAACTCGCAAATCCCTGTTCCAGCTTTTCCCGGTAGGCTATCGCCGCCATGTCCTGGCGTTCGCTGTTGTCGAGCACTTCCTTCACGAAGTACGGCACCTTGACCTCCACCCCTCGCTGGATCTGAAATCTCCGGCCGTTTACGGCCACATACACATCAGCCGATTCTTGCTCCGTTCTTCCTTTGTGCAGTTTGATGCTCACCAATGCGGCCTGTCCGGCGGCCTGTTCGGCGGCCTGTCCGGCCTGCGCATGGGGGACTTCGGTCCCCCCTACGAACCCCCCCTGGGGCGCGGCCTGTCCGGCCTCCGCATGGGGCTGTTCGGCCTGTCCGGCCTCCGCATGGGGCTGTTCGGCCTGTCCGGCCTCCGCATGGGGCTGAGCCGTTTCTTTCGGCTCCTGGTCCTTCACCTGGTTCTCAGGCGACCGATTACTATTTGCCATAAAACTTTCCTCCTGCTTTCTGCGGCCTGTCCGGCCTGCGCATGGGGGATTGCGATCCCCCCTACGGAACCCCCCCTGTGACTGGGCCCTTGGGGGGTGGGGCCCTCCCTTACTTACTTCGGGAACACCCTGTCGCTATACGCCGACAGGCTCTCGATGCGGATCATATACTCCTCCACCAGCCGCTCGGCGGTCTTTGTGGCCTTCCAGCCCACGCTGGAGCGCTGGCTCAGCGGATCCTCGCCATACCCTTTCTGCTTGACGATAACCTCCAGGCCGCCGCCCTCCACCTCTGTCACACCATAGGCTCGCGCGCCCAGCACAAGGGTAGAAAACACGCCGTAGCGCCCCGTGCTGTTCGTCGCCCCGCCCGGGCAGGTATCGTTCTGGAATACCTTGGCCTCGCTCGTGCGCACAAACCGCACATTGCCAATCATGCCAATCTCGCCCTTGTAGATGTTTTCCGGCTGGGCGTATTGATGCACGTTAATCCATTCCTCGTTTCGCATCAGGTCATACGCGGCCAGCGGATGGATGATCGCGACATAGCTATCGTCAATGGTCTCCGCGTTCATGGTTTCCAGTTCCGCGGCGGCGCGAAAGAACAGGTCCGGGGTCAATTTGCAGTTCTGGTTCAAAGCGCCGCGCGAGAGCACTTCCGTTTCCACGCCGCCGACGATCTTCGGCGCGTACTGCACCTGCGTCCCGCCGTTCAGGATCTCCCGGGTAATCGTATCCAACGTTCGGCCCGCCTGGCTGCCGTGCAGCTTTGTCGCCTGCAGGATGTTGTTGTCAATCGCCGTCAGCTCCAGCATGTCCGAAAGCCGCGTCCAGTCTCCGTACTGGCTGATCTCCGCGATTATGGCCGTAACGCGCAGGTTGCCGCCTTTGGGCGTCACGCCTTCATCCAGCGGCACCAGCGCTTTGTCAAGCGGCGCGTACTTTCTAAACTCGATCTGCTTTCCTCCCCCCCTTGGGATCGGGTACTTGTCGCCAAACTGGTCATGAACCAGCTTCCCCTCCGCCATCTCAATGAGCTCCCGCTCATAGTATATCTTCATCTCCGGCGACAGCGCCGGCAACAGCGTCGTCTGCGTCGTCGTGTCGTCAAAAATCCTCAAATCCAGCTTTGTTTTATATTCCGCCATAGCAGCCCCCTCCTTGTGTTTCGCTAAAATACGATCCTTTCACCCCGCAAATACGATCCTTTCACCCCGCATCACCCGTCGCTCGATCTCCCGCCTGTCCTCCTTTGTCAGGCTTCTCACGTCCGCTTTCACTTGGGCTGGGCCCTGGCCGCCCGCCCCGTTCTCCTCCGGCCGCAGGCCCCGCGTCCGGATGTCGTCCACCGTCTGCTTGCGTACCTGCTGCGCCGTGTAGTGCATCGCCCCGCCCATGATCTCATCCTTGTGGATCACCTCATACGCGGTGCGGATCGGCACATGGTTTTTCAGCAGCGCCAGAAATTGCTGGCCCGTCTCCGGGTGTCTCGCTTCCGCCGCCATGTCGAAGCCCGGATAAATTCCCTTGAGTTCTTCTCCCTGGCGCATCCATTCGCCGTACGTCCTGTTCGCTTCCTCCTGCTGGCGCTGCCGGTTCAACATCTCGCGGAAACGGGCGTTTTCGCGCTCCATCTGCTTGAACTCCCGCAGCTGCTCCACGGTCATGCCCTTTTCCATGGCTTCCTGCTCATAGAACCCGCTGTCCTGCTCCAGCGCCTTGAGCAGCGCGGGAACGTCGTCCGCCTTCACGTTGTATCGTGAGGCCAGCATGTCCATCAGCGGCGCCATGGATTCCACCCGCTCCTCCAGCCCCTTGACGCCCTTGAACCGCTCGTCGATGATCCTCTGCACCCGCTCGCCAAACGCGTCCCGGTAGTCCCCCTTGATCAGGCGCTCAAACTCCGCGCGATTTGCGTCCTTGTCGCCGCCGGTCACGGTTATGTCCGCTTCCTGCCCGGGTTTCTCCGCGCTCTCCTCCGGCTGCTTCCCGTATTTCACTGCGGCCTGTGCGGCCTTCGCGGCCTGTCCGGCCTTCGCATGGGGGATTGCGATCCCCCCTACGGAACCCCCCTGATGGGTTGCAGTCGTAGTTTGTGTGCCGCCAGCGGGCGCGCCGCCGCCCTCGCCATCGAAGATTGATAAATCCAGTGTAACCATACTGTCCATGCTTTTCCTCCGTCTCCATCGTCTTTCCGGCGTGTCATGCGCCGTCTCTCCGGCGTGCCCGGCCTGTCCGGCCTTCGCATGGGGGATTGCGATCCCCCCTACGGAACCCCCCTGGGGTTGGGTTGCCCTTGGGCTGGGCCTACATTGTTCCGCCGTCTCTCCGGCGTGTCGTGTACAGTCTAATACCTTCGCGGCTTTTTTTCTCCCATTTGGCCTATGAATTTTTACAAATCAGGCTGTATCAGGCTAGTGCATCACCCGAACATATTCAGGGTACTCCTCCTCCAGCATCCTAAACCCCGCCATGACCGTCGTCATCGCTTCCCGCACGAGCTGATGACCAAAGCTGCTGACCGTGACCTCCAGCCTCGCGTCTCCGCTCTTTTGCCAAAACACCATTTGCTCTACCGCCCCGTCTTTCTTGAGCTGTTCCATCCTCCGCGCCGCCGTGCAGACAAGCATGCTCGCCGCCGCGCATACCCTGTCAGGCTGCCCATCCTTCGCATACCCCGCGTGCCCTTCCGCCGCCAGCACGCGCTTCTTCCCGTTCACCGTATTCCATATCCTCGTCATCGCCTCACACCCTCGGCGTCGATGCCTCGGCCGCACGCGTGCGCGCCTTGGCCGCCGTCGCCTCTCCTCCCGCTGTCCCGGGCGTTCCAAGCACCTTGCCCAGCTGATTTGTTTCCGTCTCCCCGGTCTGTCGCGGCTGCGCGGCCATCGCCGCCCCCGCGCCTCCCGCCTTTCCGTCCGCGCCTCCGGCGATCCCCTGCGCAATGCTCGTCCCGTTCTGCGCGTCCACAATGGCGGCCAGCTGCATCAGCTGCGCCTGCATCATCTGCACCTGCTGGAATAGCATCCCGTTTTGCGCGACCCGCTGGCGCACCTTTTCAATCCCCTCAAAGTCCATCATGTCCAGCGCCGCCATCGCCTGGTCCGCCAACTGCGGGTTGAAAAACCCCATCCCATATAGTTCCTTCGCCCGTTCGTTCTGCGCCACCGTGGAAAAGGGGCTCGATTTCTGGCTTGACACCCTGATGTCAAATATGGGCTCCCGCATGCCTATCTCCATCCCGAAATCCCCGCCCTGGGCCTGCCCGCGCATGCCTTCGTTGCTGAACTGCATGAACTGCATCATCCCTTGCTCTCCGGTGATCCGGAAAAACCTTGGCTCGTCGTAAAACTGCCGTATCAGCTCGATGACCAGCGCGTTCACCTCCGTAAACGCCCGGTAGCTGGCCTTGATCATGTCGCGGCTCAGCTTGCTCCCCGCCTCCTGCAGCGCCGCGATGGCGCTGGCCGCCGTGACCCCCGCCACCGTGCCCCCCTGGGAAAAATCGCGGTTCCCGCTGGTTTCCTTTAGCTCCTCAATCTTATTACTTCGTATCGCCTCATATATTCCGGGCAGTGGTTTTACCTCCACCTGCTGAATGCTATCCGCCGCTTTCCCGCTCCCGTTGTAGTGCACGAAATCCTTTTCCCAGTCCGCGTACTCCTCCTCATTAACCGCACCGTCCCCACGGATGAAAAAACGCGGCCTTGCGGCCAGCACCGCATTTTTCAGAATTACCTGGTCCAGCTTGTCAATGTACAGCTGCGGGCTCTTGCATACGTCGATGTACCCAAAGCCCGCCGGCGTCCCCTCCTCCGGGAACAGGGTATCCAGCACAAACGGGTACAGCCCATGGTCATAATACCCGCGCTCGCGGAGCTCCGGCACATTCTCGCTGGCGTACAGCACCTCATTCCCCACGAATTTCACATAGTGCAGCACCTCCCGCGTCCCGTCCATGGCCTTATAGTACCAGTCGATCACCGCCGTTTTCGCGGTCGTGTCCACCGTGTCGTCATACACGTATTTCGCCACGTCAATGGTCGACCTGTTTTGTGTCTCCGCAAGTTGCGGATATCGCGCCATCAACAAGCTGTTGTCCATCAATTCCACGTGAAAAACATGCTGGCTCTTCTGGATGTCCGTGATCCCGGGCTCCCAGAACAGGTTCAGCAAATCCACCTTGCGAACGTCCACGTCCCCAAGCCCTTTCTGCTTGGCGCCGGACCAGAACACGCCCAGAACGCCCGTCCCGGTCTTGAGCTTATACCACCATGTGTCCGAGTATGTTTTCTCAAATTTGTTTTGCTCCAGCACAGCCGGCAGGATGCTCGACAACTGAGACGCTACCGCCGTGTCGCTTTCCTCCCTTGGCAGGATGTTCGGCGCGGGATAGTTGTCCATAGCGTCCGCGTGCTTGTTCGCGATGCTGCTGAACAGCCACGCGCTGGCGGGCTCCGGATCCCCTGGGTTCTTGCTCTTTTTGATCTGCCCCCAGTGCTGCAGCTTATACCACTGCTCATTTTCAATGATCCTTCTCTCCAGGTTCTCCTTTCCTCTCTTGTACTCCATCAGGGTTTGCTGCGCTTTTTCGATTTCACGCTTCCCGACGGCCGCGGCCTGTCCGGCCTGCGCATTGGGGACTTCGGCCCCCCCTACGGAACCCCCCTGGGGTTGGGCTCCCGTGGGTGTTAGACTATCCGGTTTGCTCCATGGCAGCGCTCTTCTTTTTTCCATCCTGATCTGCCCCCCTATACCCTGTAAAATTTATACGGGTCACGTTTCTGCCGGCTTTCCAGCATGTTCAGCGGATCCTCCAGCACCGGTTTCTGCAGCACATTTTCACGCGGGCTGATCGGGTTCACCATCAGCACGTACCGGCACTCGTCATAGACGTGATCTTCCTGGCTCGTGTCCACATCCTCCACCCGCTTCGCGTCGTATACCAGCGCCGGTATCGTCCGGATGAAGTGCTTGCAATTCTCAAATACCTGAAACATCGAAAACCCCTCATGGTCGAACGCCATTCGGTAGTGCAGCTGCATTTTCCCAGGCAGCCGCGTGTTGTCCGCCGAGTCCCAATATACGCTGTTTGGCGGCTTTGCCATCATTTCCGCGATGGTCTGCCCGCCGTTCTCCGCGAATATGCTTGGGTCCGCCACCCCGTATATGTCATGCCCGTTCAGGTTTGGATCCTCCTTTTCGATCCGCCTGATTTCAGCGGCCACCTCCGGCGCGTGCATCTTCGCGCCCTCGTTCGGCGTTCCCGTGCACCCGTAATACTCGGCAATGCGCAGCACCCGCCCGTCAGGCTCCGCCGCGTACCAGCCCACGGAGAAGGGCCTCGCGTACCCCCAGTCAAATCCACGGTATATCTTCCAGCGCTTGGGAATCCGGAAGGGCCGAATGACATGTGTCCACCGCTGGTCCTCATAATGCGCCGGATCGTTCCGCCACTCGCGGAACACCTGCCCGTCAAAGCTGTCCCAGCTCCCATAGAGCAGCGCCTTTTTCTCCGCTTCCGGCAGCATGGCCAGGTTTCCAAGGTAATTCGGGTCGTTCGCCAGCAATATCCTGTTGTCAAACACGCTCGCCGGTACGAAGATCCTCTCCCGCCGTACCGCAATTTCCTCGCCATCAGGATTGATCACCTTGTACTCGCCCATGATCCTCCTCATGGGCGGCGCCGCTGTAATGAACCTGTCCTTCACCCATCCGTGCCCAACGCCCCCCGGGTTTGTCGTCGCCCGTATGTACACCCGCGTCCCCGGCCCGCCCGGCCGGTTCCGCCCCATCAGGTACGAATATTCCGCCCATGTGAAATGCGTCAGCTCGTCCACGCCGATGAAATCATACCGTTTGCCCTGGTAGTTTACCTTGTCCTTTTCGTACTGCATCGTTCCGAAGTACACCTTCGCCCCGCTGGGAAACCGCCAGACATGATCCGTTCCGTTGTACCGCGCCTTGGGAAAGCTCGCCCTGTAGATCTCCTGGCTCCGGTCGATCAGCTCCGAAAGCTGCGGGAATGTCTTCCGCAGCAGCAGCCCCCGATAATGCGGGATGTGCACCTGCCGCAGCGCTTCCGTCAGCAGCGCGTCGCTCTTCCCGCCGCCCGCCGATCCCCCGTACAGCGCCTCATACTCCGGCCTGGATTGAAATTCTGCCTGCTTTGGCTGGGGAAACCATACGGCCTGTCCGGCCTTCGCATGGGGGATTGCGATCCCCCCTACGGAACCCCCTTGTGGGGGTTGGCTTGCCCTTTGGGCTTGGGGGCTCTTGGTGGTTTTGGGGGTTGTCGGTGGTTTTGGGGGTTGTCGCTGCTTTGAATCAGCCATTTGTGCTTTCCTCCGCTTCCGTGCTCTCTTTCTCGGTTTCCCGCACAGCCGCCAGCTCCACCACGCCCGTGTGGCGCTCGTCCAGATCCCCTTCCGCCGCCTTCTTTTTCTCCAGCGCAAGCCTCTCCAGCGCAATATCCATCGCGCTCTTCTCCTGCGCCGTCGGTATCCCGAACAGGTTTCGCACCGTCGCCGCCATGGTCTGCAAGGCCGCCGTATAATCCCGCACGGCCCGCATGTCCATCTTGGAAAAAGTCCTCTCCTCCGTATCCGTCCCCACCCCGCACGTGCTTTTCGCTACCAGGTGCCGGTAAAACTGTTCCGGATCCTCCAGCACTTTCCCCAGCATTTCCGCCGCGCCTATCGCCGCTTTCTCCAGCGCCGCCAGCCTGTTTACCTCTCGCGCGCACGCGCGTGCGCACAAGGCTTCCGCTGTCTTTGCCTCCACTTTGTCCCTATGCTTTTTCCTCGCTTCCGTCCACCTTTCCTTATGAGCGACTTTTGAAAGGGAACTGAAAGAAACCCCGTACGCCTCCGACAGCGCACGGTAGCTCATCGTCCCCGTCACATACTCCATTTTCAGCTTTCGCCAGCCAGCTTTTCTCATCTTCGAACTTCTCCCCTGGCGATTATACACGAACGGCGGTTATCTTTTCTCCCTTGATCCTTCCTCCTGTTTCCGTTTTCTCATCTTCGCATACACATAAGCCCCGGTCACAAATTCGCTCAGCTTCACCGCACAGTCTACAAGCGCATATCCCTTGCATATCCGCTCGAAAACTTCCCGCGCCACGGCGGGCAGTCCCATGGCCATGCTCTCCACCTTCCGGGCGCTGACCCGCTTGTCCATCACCCGTACCTCCGGCTCCGTGATGTTCTGGCTGCACTGGCACCTTCTGGTCGTGCGCTTGGCCTTGAGCATGTACCGCACCACGCCCTCCAGGCCCTGGTCATCCGGCTTTAGCCGCTTGCTGTTCGCCCGGCCCTTTTCCCACAGCGCTTCCGCCGCGTCCCTGTCCATCCCCGTCATCAGCACATGGTGGTGGATCCTCTTGCGCGTCCCGGTCCCGTCGTCAAATTCGATCACATAGATATATTGCATCTCCGGCATCCCGCACCTGCGCCTCCATTTCCGTACCGCCTTGATATACTCCCGTATATCCTTCGCCGCCTGCTCCGCCCCCGGCGCTTCCCCCGCATAGGTCAGCGTGATAAAAATGTCCTCCCGCGTGAAGCTCGCGTTTGCCCGCCGGATTATGCGCTTGATCAGGTTCCGCTCGTTTACCGCCTTTTGCGCCGCTTTGCTCTTTTGCTTCGCCTCCCTCGCCTGGCTTCCTTGCGCCTTGGTCCTCCACACAGGGTAGCTTTCAAGCTCGATCATATCCCCGGCCTTGATGACCGCCGTCCTATACCACTTCACGCCCAGGTTCCGCATGTCCCTCGGCTCGTGCTCCCCCGCTGGAATGCCGAATAGCGCTTCATATTCCCGCGCGGTATATTCCCGCATGTTCGTTGCCCTCCCTATGGGAATTCTTTGTGGGCGCGCTGTCTTCGGGCGCTCGGGCCGGGGGCAGCGCCTCTGATGACGACAGCATCCAACTTTTAATACCCGATACAAGGCCGAAAAGCGTTGTCCGCCTTCGCTTTCGGGGCCTTTTTTTTACTTGGGGGGCGGCCTGGGGGTTAGGCTGGAAACCTGTGTGCCCTGGTGGCGTTCATGACCTGTTTCTTCTTAATTAATAGAATCTTCCGAGCGCGCCCGTTCCCTTGCCCGCTCTTCCGCCTCATACGAAAGCACCAGGCCCAGCATACCTTCCGCCGTAATTTCCGGCCCGCCCTCCCCGCCGCTCATCCCGTCCAGGTGCAGCAGCGCCAGCAGGATCACCCGCGCCAGTTCCGCCGCCGCACCCTCCGGCATCATGCTACCACCAAAGGCCTTGCATTTTCTCCCTGTACATAGGGTACAATTTTCGCATGGGTTATGGCGCAGCATATCGCAGTACAGCACAGTCTTTCCTTTGGCCGTATCCTCCAGCGCGCGGGCCAGGTGCTCCACGCACCTTGTGATATTCCGCATCCCCTCCGCCAGGCCAATATCCTGGTACGCCTTCGCGCCCGGCATGGCTTCCCGCGCCCGGCGGATCATCTCCTCAATCGTCATGGCCATCTTCCTCAGCCAAATCATAAGCGGGCTGTGCGCACAGCTTTCGAAATTCAGCCTGTATGGGCAGTACGTCTCTGAATGGCGTAATAAGCGCTCCCGCCAGCATATCCGCGTATACGGCGACACATGGAATTCGGCCCTCATCCCTGCGCAAGTAAAATTCAAATTTTCCGTCGCCTCGCTCCGCGGGCTTCAAATACGCGCTGTTGATCATGATGATCCCGTCCGGCCCCGTCAGCGCGTATAGCAGGTTTCCGGCGTAGAAAAACGGATATCCTACTTGCTCCAGCAGCATTTCCGCATCCTGATTCGGGTGAATGTCTATGCGCCTGTCGTCCGTTTCCATGCAATATACCATCATCTTCTCAGCCTGCTTCTCCTCAATGTCGAAAATCGTAAAAATATTGCTTTTGTTTAGATAAATGTTCTCCACCGGGTACATGCCCGCGCCGTCGCCGACCCATTGCTGGCGGTCCTCCGTATTCAGAATATAAATCTTTTTCGCCGCCACGCATATCTTTTTAATTGCTTGTACCTTCATCCGTGCTCTCTCCTTTTTTATGGCTGTTTAGTTTCCAAGTTTTCAATGATGAACTGTCTCATGGTTATCCTTTTCACATTTACAGTACTCACAATCCCTGCAAGGGCACTCCTCACAGGTAGATGGGCATCCGCATGGACTTATCCAACTATTCCAACTACATGGCTTTCCGCAATTGTGTTTAGTTCTGGCCATTTCCTTCTTTTGCGGTATTCCAAGCATCTCTTCAAACTTGGCTTTTGTTTCTGGGTGCAATAACCATCCATGACGCTTGGACAAGTAGTATTCCTTCACGGACATTTCGCCGCCATAGGCTTTCCCCGCTCCAACCATATCGCAATACATTTCCTTAAGATACTTATCAGGCATCGGAGCAGCATTCCATCGAATAATACCGCGCTCATCCACTCCATCATCATCAACATACCATTGCCAATGGTGTCTGTTGATACCCTTATGATGCCGCCATGCATAGGAATATCCAACAGCCTCACGCTCGGCTTCTATCGGCGAACTGGTCCCTTGAAAATACCTGGCTGACGGCACAAATTCAGACGGACTGAATTTGCTTAGATCATGCAGCACACCACGCCAGGGGATGCCCATTTTGCAACATTCAATCAACACATACCATTTGTGTTTAATAATTGTTTTGAAATGTCTCCAGCATCTATTTAGCATCCGACAGTCTCCTCCTCCCAATCTCCGCAATGGCGGAGATACGCGTCCTTTCCCCATACTCTTCATTCCGCTTCCTCCTAACGGTACATTCGCCCCATCTTTGCTGCTACAATCTGAGGCCGTAGCCATTCGCGTTGGAACCTACCCCACTGTTGGTCATATAGCCCATTATTGTCCCGATACAACATCGCGTAGGGCATAAATCCCGCCTTCATTGTCTCCATTAGCCGACACTCAGCTTTTTCAAAGGTATCGTCACGATATCCGATCAGCACATAGCAGCACATGGAATGGCTGGCTATGGTGTGCCCCTCCTGCCGGAGTATCTTACCGGCCTCAATAAGCGGTTCATAATCATCTGGCGTGTCGTAGGCCATGTAAAGCCTCTTGACGCCAATCTCCTGCATACGCTTCGCGTGCCACGGTTTGAGCAACTTTGCCTCCAACCCGCCCGTAAATTCCGGCTTAAAGGGTTGTCTGGATAGCATCTGGAGCACCGCTTTTATATGGTCTTCACTACAGGCAAGCAGGTTATCATCCAATACATTCCACCCTTCGGTGATGGGCAGTTCCCGCAATTGATACCCTTCACGCTTTGGTACCGCGCAGAACCAGCAGCGGTTAGGGCATCCCCGCGAGGTAATAATATATCCTCGCTTGAGGTACATCCCCGGCACAAAGGCTCCTCCCTTCTCGTTGAAGGCGGGGCCGCCCATCTTCACCGGAACGCCCACGGCCCGCCATGCTTCCGCCAGCCGTTCCGCCATCGGAATATCCCAGGTAAATGCTACCGAAACATGTATTTCATCAATCTCTTCTGGGAGGGTGAGCAGGGGAGGCTGGCAAGCAACAAACGCCAGCTCGTCCTCAGGTGTGGCGGCGGTTCGGCGGGGGAACACACGGGCGATTCGCTTCATCTCTTCATCCCCATGGAAATTCTTGTACAAAGTCCTCGCCCATCAGTCCGCGCAGGCTCTCTTTCATGAAAACCGGTGTTCCGTTGGCCCTGCACTGTGCCACCGCATTCTGAATCCACCAGCGTTCAGGTATTACCTTGCCTTTTCTGTTCCCAGTTTCCGCGCCAAGGATCACCCAGTCCGGCAACATGGTTTTTAGGTTGCTGCCACTGTTCGGATCCGGCCATAGCGCAAGCATCGGCTCACACGACATGAATGTGTTTGCGTTTTTGTTCCAGTGCAGAGGTTTTGTTAAATCCGTACATGTAGTTCCATACCACATATTTGCACTACGCTCCGGAAGGATCCCCTTGTCAATCAACGCATCATATCGAAATGGGTTTTTTGTCAGAAATAGATACCGGTGCCATGGCGCGGCCTCGCACGCATTGAAGACCTCTTGTATCCACTCATCCGGAACCCAGTATCCAAATAGATCGGCCATTGATCCAACGAAAATGTTCTGCGGCTTTGTCTCGCGCATCTGCTTTGGCTGACTAAGCCTGTAGCGGTGGAATGTAGGGTCAAACCCAAACGGATAAATAGTCTCTGGCCGCTTTAGCAGGTCGTGTATTTCACCGTTCGGCGTTGCCGTTTGGGTTGAGAACCTGCGTGCCATAGTACGGGCATAGCAATACTCACAGCCATGCATACAGCCTGTAACCGGGTTCCAGGTCATATCGCACCAGTCGATTTTAGTTTTGTTCATATCTCGGTTCCTCCCTGGCCGTCCAGTTCATTTGCATCCTCCCTCATCGTCACAACCACGCAGGGCGCCTCTGCCCAAACTTTGCGCACTTCCAAGCTCGTCACGCACGAATCATCCCTGTAGGCCAGCCCATTTAGCGCGTCACATATTCCCTTTCCGATGTTGTCCGCGTCAGGCTTCTTCGTTGGCTTGATGATATTGTGCTTTGCCGCCAGCAGCTTCCCCTTGGTGAAGCTCTTTGGTATTCTGAAATGCGCCACGATGCAAACGTGAATCTGCGCCGGTAATTCGGTTGATTTTTCGAAAGGCATTACCTTCCCGACTTCGTTCATGTACGTCAGTTTTACAAGGTTCTCATAGGCAACCGTCTTCTGCGGTGTATAGGCGACGCCGCTTTTTGTCATGCGCGGCCTGCCTTTCGCGCAGGGCTCTCCGGGGATGGTGAAAGTGATTACACTCATCGTCACGCCCCCTCCCCAGTCAAATCAAACTTGCTTTGCAAAAAATCCTGGTAGGTCATGCTATTGTCCTCTCACTATCCGCGAATACCTTCTTGCGCCGGCCCAGGCCGCGTGGTATAATGACCCTGCTGGTTCTCCTTTGGCCTGTTGAGAGTTACCGCTCTCACGGGCCGTTATCATTCTTCCGGGACGAAAAAGTCCGTTATCTCGCAGTGCAGGCACTCCGCGACGGCCGGCAGTATTTCCGCTGGCAAAGGTGTTTTGTTTCTCATCCAGCGGTTTATTGTGGACGGTTCCACATAGCACGCTTCCGCTAGCCGCTCCTGTGAAATCTTGAGTTCTTTGGCTCTCTCCCTGATGATTTCAACCTTGAAAATTAGCATGGGTTCCTCCTTTATTCGACGGGTTCAACATGGGCTTTTAGTACATCTGCCATGCTGACAGGCGTTTCACTTACAGGTCCATATCGGTGACCACTATGGAAATGTCTTCCATACGGCATTCCAGCGCCGCGCATAGGGCGAAGGCGTTGTTCAGGCAGGGCGTGTATTCGCCGTTCTCCCATCCTGAAATCATGTTCGGGCGTACGCCGATGATTTCAGCAAGCTTTTTTTGTGTCAGTTTCCGGTCATCCCGCAGTGCGGCCAGGCTATGCGCGTGGAATTGCCTTGGGTTGATTGTGGGGGATTTGGTTAGCATGGGGTCCTCCTTTCTTCTTCGTAGTCGTGTATCTCCTTTATCAGTGAGAAAATTGGGTACGGCTGCCACGGAAGTACTGCCAGCCCCAGTGATTCAATTCGCCTTTCTCTTTCTTTCAGGCCGACCACGGTTCGCGGCGGTTCCCATGGGTACTGTTCCTGCCCGCGCCAGGCTGGCCATGTGCTCATTACTTCGTCCAGCCGATCGGAAACCCCATCAAGCACTCTACCCAATCGGGATTCAATTGGCCGCCAGTCTGTGCATTTAACTCTGTTCTTCCCTGAAAGCGTTTCGTATCCGGGTTTCTGTCCGGGCTTTTGTAGTCCCGAGCTTTCGGCGTCGCCCATGCATGCACCGCTCTCCCCAGCAGACCATTTACCGGAACATTCCTGCAGGAATTCGCTGTCCCGTCCTTGTAGTCCCTCGCTGTCGGCGTCGGCCATGCTTTGACTGCCGTCGAAAGCCCATCCCCCGCATTGGGCGATGATCCCGCGCGGTTGTGATTCCCGTGCACGGATGGCGTCGGCCAGGCCGCTTGTTTCACCTGACCTGACAACATCGGTTCCCCTCGGCTGTTCACCCTGTATTTTCTGTTCGCCCCATCCGAAGCGTCCGGCGTGCGCCACAACAAAGCATCTGTCTCTACGATGGGGCGCACCGACTGCACTAGCTGGCAGTACGATCGTCCCGACTTCGTAGTTCTCCTCTTCCAAGTTAGCCCATACAAGGTCGAGCGCCATATTGGCGAAGTTACCAACGTTCTCAACAACGACCCAACTGGGCCGGCACTCTTGTATGAGTCGGAGCATTTGTGGCCATCTGTGGCGAGGATCAGCGGTACCCCGTTGAGATCCCGCACAGGAAAACGGCTGACAGGGCGGCCCGCCGAAGAGTAGGTCTGGATATATTCCGTAGGCATATAGGCCATCGACTGTCAACTCCTCGTCACTGTGAAAAATTGGTTTTCCGGGGTGTTTTTCAGCAAGTTTTTTCCGTCTTTTGGGGTCTATTTCGCAATAGGCGGCAACCTCGATCCCGGCAAGCTCCGCCGCATAGCCGAGGCCATCACACTCGCCGCTGTATGTTGATACGGCAATCATAATTTAGAGATTTCTGGCTTGATTGCTTTTAGAAGTTCTTTATACATCTTTCCGTCAGTCATTAAGCTGAGATTAACAATAGCGTCTGCCAGACTAGTCATGTTTAATTTTCCGTGACATACTGTTCGCGTTTCCTTTAATGTCTCGTCGTATGCAAATGTTGCGTATCCGTCGCAGAAAAGTGTCCGTTCTGTTATCCAATCACAACAGGCGGGATCACGGCATTCTATTGTGATTTTAAAACTCTTTTCTTCCATCATCATCCATCCTCCTTAACTATTCGCCATATAATATGTGGATTCGAGCCTTCAAACATCTTTCCGCAAAACGCGAGCCCATCGTTGCTTGTCGCATGTTGGAGCGGTTGTTGTTCTTAGCCTGGATGGGCAATTCCAATCTTTGCCTTTAACATCCGCTTCTTTTGTCCATCCTGCCGCCCGCAAACTCGTTCCTGGCTCTGTTTTCAAAATGTAAGTGATGATCTTGTCGTATCCCATTTCTGACGCAATTCTTGCCGCTTTTGCATACAGAAATGAGCATACTTGCGGCGTTCCGTCCGTGCATAAACGCACGACTTCGACGGTTTTCCCGTCGTCAAGAATCCGCGATACCGGACGTCCGACTTGCGCGACGCCCACCAGTTTTCCATTGAGCGAAGCACCTATACGGTACTTATCGCCCACTGCTGGAGAATGATGGCGGTGCAAGGACCACACAAAGTCATTAGCCTGCCTTTGAGTTAAGGGTTTTGCTTCTAGCTTCATTTTCTACCCTCGTAATATTCTAGTCATGGCACATCAGGTAAGCATCATCAACGTGCCTGAGGTGATCCCCAGGCTGATAGCCGTTCTTTCCAGGTCTATTCTGTCGATCAGATCGCCGTAGGTGATCCCTATGCTGGTAGCCATTCTTTCCAGGTTTATTCGCTCTTTGCGGGCTTCCCGAATACATTCTATTGCCAAGCTAGGATTCTCCTTAATATTATCCATCGCAAACTTCAATCCGGTATTCATCTGCTTGTGCAGTTCGAGCGCGATTTTAAGTTCTTTGTGCTGTATGCCTAGGTATTTCATGGGCTTCCTCCTCTATTAATTGAAGCTTTTCATAAACGTCATCCAGTGCGTATTGCTCCTGCGCCCGCTGATATGGCCAAATAGGGGTTCGGCACAAATTGCCTTTTTTATTTCGGCAACGGTGAGTTGTACCTCACCCCATTTGAAAATTAAGACGCCATTCGGTTTAAGCACCCTCATGCATTCATGGAATCCGTCATGGATTTCCGTTTGCCAATTAGCCGCGAGTATCCCGTATTTTTGCGCCATATAGGATTTCTCTTTACCGGCGCTGAGTAAATGCGGCGGATCAAATACAACAAGATAAAAGGTTTCATCCGCAAACGGCAGATGCTTGAAGTCAGCCACCGTGTCAGGGTTGACTTCAAAGGCTCTGGCGTTTCTGCCTTCGCCAATCATCATCTTGGGCACTATGCGCCTGTCGCAAAATTCAACCATTGGATTGTTCTTGTTGAACCACATCATACGGCCCCCGCATGATGCGTCCAGAATCGGTTTTTGCATGTATCCTCCTTTCGTCCGGGGTCGCGGGGTTCACGGCGTAACGGCCTTACAGCGCGTTCGCGGCCCGCCCCACCCTGCACAGCGCGATCCACAGCGCTATCAGCACTCCGATCGGCGCGACGCCCTGCGCCTGCGGCACGGCGCTGTCCAGCCCGATGACGGCAATGTAGATGATGAATTCGAGCATGCAAAGGGCGAAGCGCTTATATCGCCTGTCCTCCGCAAGGGTTCTGCGTCTTTGTTCCATGAAGTATCCGCCTTTCCGAATAATGTTCTGATCCCGTCAATACCGTAGTCGCCATGCCTCTCATGACTTTTGGCCATGGTTGACAGTAAGCGCATCACTTCCGCCGGCGTTCCGCTGATGCTCATAGGACTCCCCCTTAGTGTAAAAATGTTACTCCACTTGCACATGCATGGTTCGCTCCTTGCACTGGTAACACCACGCGTGCTTCTCATGGCCTATGGCCGTTTTGCCCTTGAATTTAAACAGGTCGGCTCTCTTAGTCCCGCATACGGTGCAAATGAATCCCCTATGGTGCATGCGGCGAATGTCTTTGGTTCGCACTGTCGCTTCCTTCCTTCCCGCGTTCATGATATCTCTGCAGTGCTTTGGCCAGCTCACACCCTGCCAAATAGTCGTTCTGACAGCACTTTCTTCTCGCCCATTCCTCCTTTTTTTTCTGCGATCTAAACCAGTAATGAATCCAAACACCTTCCTCAAAACCCTCGCAACAGATTTCTTGGTTGCTATCGGTTATGTAGAATGGGCATATCGCGTTTGTGCCCATGAACGTGTTCGACATAGGCAATTACTCCTCTTCTTGCGGCCTGTCCGGCCTTCGCATGGGGGACTTCGGTCCCCCCTACGGAACCCCCCTAGGCGGGATCCTCGCAATGGATGCTCTGGCCCCCGCTCATCAGGTTGACAATAACTTCCCCTGTTTCTAGCTATCGTTCCCCCGGTAACTGGGATGCTCGAACGAAGATCTCAAACGTCCAAATGGATGCTCTGGCCCCTGCTCGCCAGGTGGACAAAAAGATTGGTAGTCATGGTAACTGGAATGGTCCCCTTTCAGAGATACTTCCTCTGTTTTTAAGCGATTCAGCAAATGAATCAGTGCCCTAAGAAGATCAATATCTACGGCGACGAAGAATGGAGGACCATCTTCTGTCGGTATTCTATCTCCGTGTTCAAGCGCAGATTTGACATAGCTTAACATTGTTGGGACATTAAGGGTATACACATATGGGGGACAATATGGACCCCGATCTCCTTTCCAACTCATTGATTTTCGCCTTCTTTCTATTTATCGTTCCCCCGGTAACTGGGATGCTCGAACGAAGATTTACATCGTTCAGATGGATCTAGTTCTTTACCCGGCAACCCACGCTCACAATAAGGTGTAAGGTGGGTAGTCATAGTAACTATGGTCCCCTTTCAGAGATACTTCCTCTGCTTTTAAGCGATTCAGCAAATCAAGAGTGACAGAAATGGCATCCGTTAAGTTTCTCAATTCGTTGCAATCATGTACTCTCATACTGTGTTCCAACAGCATCTCCACATGCTCTTGGAGCTTTTTTTCTAGTGCGGCTGCCCCCTGGGGCTGGGGTTCCTGTGCGTTGGGCTTTACATAAGCCGCTGGCAACGAATCAAGGAGTGAATCAAATGAAATGTTCAGCACTCCGCAAATCCGTTGTACTTCCTCAATGGAAAAATCTCTCCGCCCCGTCATTTTCATAGACATTTTTGACCTCTTCATGTCTACTTTCCCCGCCAACCACGTTTGCGTGATCCCGTTCTCTTCCAAGTGTTGGCGAATGCGTTGATAGATCGGCATTCATAGGCCTCCTTTCTTTCATTTGGCAGCGCGCAGTGGCGGCCGGCCGTTGAAAAACTTTTTCCACACCTCCTCTTTTGATACTCGCCATGCCCCGCGCTTGCTGCCAAACCCGACATTGATACGCGGCATAGCTTTTACATGCTTCCGTGCCGTTTCATACGACACGGAGAGGATTGCGGCAAGCTGCCGGGCGCTTATGAGTTCCGGCATGTTCGCATATTTTTGTTGCATGGTTGCTCCTCCTTTCTTTGGCGTGGTCTGGTGGGGGATATGGTAGACCTGGGTCGGTCGGTCGGGTGGGTTAGGCGGGGCGAGATTTCGGCGGGTCACCATCCGAAGCGATATTCTTGCGCCGCGCATGCTCATATTCACACGGCACTGACGTTCCCATTGCGCATCTCCCCCGCCAGTGCTACAATCTATCTACGCATCCTTTACAAGGAGGTTGCCCATGAATAACGAGGATAAAATCCTGTCCATGCTGGAAACACTCACAAAGGACGTGGCCGGCCTT